TATATGTTGCTTCCTTAACCAATCATTGACATATTCCCTGCCCGACTGCGAAGTCCACCTGTTCGCCCTCAAGTATTCTTTCCCCGCAGGGACAGACTCTCGTGGGGTGTCGGTTACATATCTTATGGTTCTCTCCAAGATTTGACCATCGACATAAACCGCACAAGCAAAACTATCGGTCAAAGCACCCGTCCTATCAGTCCACACACCTCTCGCTCCCTTACTTTTAGGGACTCTATGGGCTTTGTTGTATCCGAACATCATCGCATCATAGCAGAGGTCGGATACCGCCTTTATGAGTTCCTCTTTGGCATTTCTGCCCATCTTTTCAAAGTAACGGAGTTTCTTTGCCATACTAAATCCTTTTCAAAAGAACCGTACAACCATCGAGTTGAGTTGGATACACACCAATCACTCTACCTCGTTGCTCCATACCATAGATGACACCTTTGAAAAGGTCTCCCTCTTTGATGGATATAGGCTCTTTCCCCGATTTGAAAGGGAAATACACCCTAAAGGTATCCGTGCTCAAAGTACCACCATCGGACATATCCATATCGGTCTCGAAGATTGGTATCTCCTCATCGACTTGCTCATCGAGAGGCTTGCTATCATCTATCTCGACCTTGTAGAAAATACCGTGAAATGGGTACTCCTCACTTCCGTAGTGGTCAGTGCAATACATCTCCATACACTACTGCATCCATTGAAGGTTTGACTCCTCCGCCTCCACTTGCTCTAATACGGGGTCATCGTATTTCTTATAGACCGAGGAAAAGATATTATAAAGCCGTTCCTTGTCATTGTCTGCGACAGTTTGGCTTCCCCTGCTCTTGGAGTAACTCCCGTGCGATTGAGTCGAACTCGCCCAAACGGAAGGAGAGTAGTAAGCAGAGTATGCGAGGTCTGCCTTCAGCAATTCCTTGGTCTTTGCATCGAGTTCCTCATAAGAGGTAACTCCCATCACTCCCCTATCGAGGGCAATCCTCTCAAGGGTCGCTTTGTCGAACACAAATCCAGCAAGGAGACCCGAAATGTACTTTATAATATCAAATTCCTGAGCCATAACGAATGAGATTAGAGAAATGATACGCGACTACCGACTGGATTATTAGTCGGCAGTAGTAGTGTCAATTATTGCGTGATAGAGGAACTCATCGAGAGTAGGGATTGCCGACATCATAAGGTCGGTGTGCCACTCCTTGAGGTTGCCATTGTTGACAACGCTGTTCATCACGGTGGCGAGACCATTGATGGCAGGAGTAAAGTTGCGGCTTACGAGGTCGCTACCATACTTGCGATACACCTTCTCATCGATGCAGTTGGTGTGGCGGATGAGTCCCGCAAAGCCTACAGGCCTAAGGACTACATTTCCCTCCTTCCAACCGTGGATTACACCATTGGTGGTGTCCTTCTGCTTCTCCTCGATGATGACAATCGGGGAAACGCCAGGGAACTTGGCGATAGCACTGAGTGCCATCTCACGATTGAGGATGAAGGTCTCAGGGAGCGGAGTGTTATTGATTACATTCACATAACGAACCCACTCGATAACCTGCTTGTTGGAGAGGAACTTGGCATCGAAGTCTCTCTTGTCGATTTCCCACTGAAGAGAGAGGGATACACCCCAAAGGTCGGAGAACTTCTCCTCCTTCTCTCGCATATAGTCGAGTATCTTCGCATCAGCGTCAGTCCAAACCTTTGCACCTGCGGTGTCGAAGTTGGCGGTAGGAATCTTTGCCTTGAGGACACTTCCCTGCATACCTTCGCCCTGCTTGTACACAATCTGTCCCGTAGAGAGGAGTTGTGCGGAGAGGTGAGAGAGAGTCTGATGTGCGGAGTCGAACATCCTCTGGAGTTCGTTGGTTGCATAGGCTGCGATGAGAGCAGCATCACCGAACTGCGAGAAGAGGTCTTCCTTGTACATCCTCTCGGTTGCTTTCTCGACAAAGCCACGGGCGATGAAATCTGGAATTACACCAGAGTAGTATTCAACACCCTTCTTGTCTGCTGCGATGGAGTCACCGAGAGGTGCACGCATATCCATCACATTACCCTGCTCGAGTTCCCTCATACTTGACTTGAAGATTGCCTCGCCCTCCTGATTGGTCGGGGTTATCTTCGGGTCAACACGGAACTTGGTTGACCAAAACATATGGTTTGCACGAAGCAGGTCGGGGTTAGAGATTATGATGCGAGTCATCTCGCCGCCTTCTCTCGAATCCCAAATCTTGTTGTATTGGCTGGTTTCAAATTTTGCCATATCTATATCCTCCTATTTTATGTTACACGGACTGAATCTGAAACCAACCATTTACCTTGGATTGGTTGAGTTTCGCAACGCATGCAGGGATTGGGGACATCTTCTTGGTGTACATTATACCACCGAGTGCTGGGGTATAAGCATACCTTGCTCCCTCGAAATCTGCATCGCCCTCTGCTGGGGCATCGAGCAAGTCGAGGTCACTGTCGCACACTGCGTTGATGTTCTTTACGAGCATCTTGCCCTCGGAGTCAGCCTCTACGAGAATATCTCCCTTGTTTGCGGTTATGTTCTCACTTACGGTGAGTGCCCATACATCGACAGAGCCAACCTTTGCGTTGGCGACTGCGGTTACGGTGGCTGCAACGGCTACCTGACCGCCAATCGTGGCAGGGGCAACACCGATTACATCTCCCACGCAAGGCTTGTGCTTGTAGCCATCACGGACTACATTTACTACGGAGCCTGCAACACTCTCCACGAGGAAAGTCTTGAGGATGTAAATCTCTGGCTTGAGACCATCTTCATTGGTTCTGTATTCGCAAAGGTCGCCTGCGAAGAACTTGCCCCCGTTCTTGTATGGGTTCTTGATGAAACCACCAAAAGTAGGGTAAACGAGTTCGTTCTTGATGCCCTGCAACTTCACGAATACCGACTTTGAACCTCCAATGTTGCCGCTCCTTTGGATGAGTTTCCTTCCACGGAAAGCACCTACGGAATAATCGTTAATCATCGCTTTTGTTTTTTGGGTTTAACTTCAATTTTACTCTTCAAGTCTCGACTGCTTCGCAATTTCGGCAGCCTGCTTGATTATGTCATCCTTGTACTTGTCACGACCACCGCCATTCGGCTCATTTGGCGTGATACTTGGGTCTATGCTCGAAAGGAACTTGTTGTAGAGTTCGGTGTAAGACTTTGCAGTCTCCTCGACCTCATCCTCGTTTTCGATGTCACGGGTGTTCGAGAGAAAGTCCTGAATCCACTTTTCGTTCTTCACTCCAAGTTCTTTCATCTTCTCCGCAATCTTGTTGCGAACACCCTCGATTTTCTTCTTCTTGTCATTGTTCTCCTTCTCCTTCTCAAGCGCGGCGACTCTTTCCAAGAGTTTTTGGAGTTCGGGGTCGTCTTTCGGCTTGTCCTCCTCCTTTGGTTTCGGAGGGTTGGCATCGATGTAAGTCTTGATGCCTTGCGAAACATCATTCTTGATGTTTCCATCTGCCGACTTGAAGAGTGGAAGGACTTTCGTGACAAAATCATCGAGTTCCATTTCATCGTTTGCGATAAGCGGAAGCAGGGTCTCTACTTGCTCACTTATTGTCCTCTTCGAGATGTTAAGGGTTTGTCCCTTGTTTGGAATTTTAGCCTCAAGTTCTTTGATGGCTTGTTCTTTTGTAAACTTCATACAAGTGAATTTTTTAGTTATACGATTGCAAAAATATATAGGAAATAAAATAAAAGTCTTTGTTTGGTACTACTACTTTTTTCACAATGAAATAAGTAAAGGAGATGGAAAAAGGAAAATGGGTTATAATAGCATATTTTTGTTTCTCGTAAAAGGGTGTTATGTCTAACAAGGTTAAAGTAATACAACCCCAAGAGGGGTTTCAAGAGAAATTCGTTAGAAGCGATGTTGACTTCTGCATCGGTGGTGGTGTTCTTGCCTGTGGAAAGGAGCAACCGCTTTCATCTCTTGTACTTACACCGAGTGGATGGGTAAGGATGGGAAGCCTCAAGGTTGGGGACTTGGTATCCACCCCATTCGGAAAGCCACAAAGAGTGCTTAATATCTTTGAGCATAAGGACAAGGACATCTATGAGATAACCACATCCGATGGTAGAAAATGTCGTTGCGGACTCGAACACCTTTGGGCGTTTAGGACAAAAGGCGATGTTCTCAAATACCTTGTGAGCAAGGATGTGAATGAGGGACTCATAGTAGAGAATACCGCATCGCTCATTGAAAGGCTATCAAGGGGAGAAAAAATCTATATCCCTATCGCACACAAGCAAATCTTCAAGTCATCAAAATTGCCTGTTGAGCCATACTCCTTTGGATTCCTTGTCCGTAATGGATTGAGGGATGACATACCGAGCAATTATGTGTATTCGAGCATAAGGCAAAGGGAAGACCTCATCCTCGGGATAGCGGAGGAAATAGGCAGACCATTCTCTACCACAAACTATAACATCATAGTGGCGATGGTGGACATTTATCGTAGCCTCGGCTATGCTCCGAAAGTTACCGAAAAGGATGGGGTTTATACAATAGGAATAAATGATACTAAAACTATATATGGTCACAATGTATTCATTAAAACCATAGAAAAGGTTTCAAAGGAGGACACCCGCTGCATCTACATCGATGATGATATGCACCTCTACATAACCGATGACTACATCGTGACGCACAACACGACCGCAGCAATACTTTCCATCGCAGAGCCATCAAGGGATGGGCGATTCAGGGGACTTTTTCTCCGTAACAACCTCGGTGATGCAAGGGCATCGGGAGGTATCCTCGATACCTTCAAGGAGATGTACGGAGATGAAGTCGAGGTCGTTGAGTCGGGCGAGCCGAGGGTTACATTCCTCAGTAGCGGAGCAAGGATTGATGTTACCCATGTCGCAGACCAAACGAGGGATAAGGTCTTGCAGAGGTTCAAGGGCCGTCAGTATGACTACATCTATTTCGATGAGGGTACGGGCTTTACTTGGGAGTGCTTTACCACCATCTACTCTCGAAATCGTGGTACTGCCTCTTGGACGGGAAAGGTAAGGATGACTACCAACCCAGAGAGAGACCATTGGCTTCGCAAATTCCTCGATTGGTACATCGGTGCTGATGGTTTCATAATGGAGGAAAGAGAGGGTGTTGTCCGCTATTTCTTTATCGCTGGAGAGACCGTAGATGATGTCGTATGGGGCGATAGCAAGGAGGAGGTTTACCAAAAGTGCAGGATACAGATTGACAGGAAATTAGCGAAGGTCAATGGAAAGTCGGGTACTCTCACCTACAAGGATATGATAAAGTCATTCACTTTCTACCTTGGTAAGATGAGTGAGAACAAGGC